CTTACATGAGCCTACCAGAGCCCCCTGGGTCAAAACGCCTTCTAGGCGTTCTTCTCCTAAGGTAACTGGACGTTTCATGTCTGGAATCGGGCGGTTTGTTACCGACGATATGCTGTCGTTGGTGATCACTGCCCTTTACTTAACTTGTAAAGGAGCAGTGCACGTGCCGCTTGTTACCACTTCTCTTCTTGAGACCCTTGAGAACTTCTATAGAATAGATGTTATCGGAGGTTCACCGCTTCCACCTGTCATTGAGGTTAGTAATCAACTCAAGGCAAGGAAGTGGGTCAAGAAGAACAAGAAGAATTCTCCAAACTGGAGATTCTACGTCCAAAACCCGAACGTTTATAAACCGAACAACACTTACGAACTCTGGAAAGAGGACGCAAGGTTTCCTGCTGGTTACCCAGGCAGTAGATTAACCTGGATTCCCAACGGGGATTATTCGGAATATTACGGTCCGGTCTACGGCGGTATTGGTAGCATGCCGTACATGGAGCTAACTGATGTGGAGAGAGAGAACTTCCTCGATATGCTCGGCCAGAAGATTCTCCTGAAGATCAAAGATCAGAAGGTTAATTTGGCGGTTTTCACCGCTGAACGTAACCAGGCGATCAAGATGTTCGGGGACACTCTGACGAGACTCGGTGAAGCTTATCGCTCTGTTCGTCGAGGGAACTTCAAGAAAGCTTTTGATGCCCTCGGCTGCAACCCGACGAACCGCGTTTCGCGGTTTACGGGTCCCGCTAACAATTGGCTCCAATTACAGTATGGCTGGTTGCCTCTTCTCAGCGATATGTACGGGGTCTCTGAAGAACTCGAGAGAACCTGGAACAGAGCGCTTGAGAAGGACGCTCCTCGAATCACTAAGAGGGCGTCGGTCGTGATCTCTCGGAAGGAAACTTCCCCTTCTATTGAGAATCTCTTCCAGACACACAGGCGTGAGATGACCACAAAATGTTCTATGTGGGTATCCTATACTGTAAACAACGAGGTGGCCAACTTCTTAGGACGTGTCGGCCTCACCAACCCGCTAGAGGTAGCGTGGGAGGTGGTCCCGTACTCCTTTGTCGTTGATTGGTTCCTTCCTGTCGGAAGGTTCCTTTCCACTCTCGATGCGACGGTGGGTTGTTCCTTCGTTGGAGGTGGCTACTCGTTCCGATGTGATACTTCTATCACGTCGAAGCAAGAAGGCACCCGAACCGAAGGTAACTTCCTATACGAGTACTTCACGCCTGAATCGACATGTCGTCTTTTCAGGTATCAGCGCTCGCCAACGTCCGGGTTCCCAGCTGTTTCACTCCCACAGCTGAAGAATCCTTTTAGCGTACAGCATTGCGCTAATGCATTGGCTCTGTTCACACAGGCCGTCCGTGGAGGTGGTTTACCGAAGTAAACAACCCTGTAGGAGCAACATGTCGGCACAAGCCGCACTAGCCACCAAGATCTCGGTTTCGGCGATTAGCATCACCGGTACCGCGAACGCGGTGAGCCCCCGTGGCAAGGACACCAAGGGAGTACTCTCTTGGATTTATCCGGGAACGACGACCATCGAGGATGTCCTCGTTGATTTTAGTTACCGGGTACCTACCGCCACTCGTAAAACCACGAAAGCGACGCTTCGTGCTTTCGTTCCGAAGACGTATGTCGACTCGACGACTTCGTTGACTCTTAAGTCTGGCGATAACATTGCCAGCTGTGAGTTTACGTTTCCCGAGAACGCAACGGCGACGGAACGCCAGAAGCTGGTCGATATCTTTACGTCCGCCCTCAGTGACTCGGCTGTTCGTACCGCCTTGAACACTGGTGACGTGATGTATTGATGTTGAGGGGAGCCAATCTTGATCGAATGGCTTCGTGGAATCAACCCTGATTCCATGGTCTTCTACATCATCCTGATTATTGCAATTCTCAGGATGGGTAAAGGATCACCTCAGCAGCCTCTTGAGCCCTCGATTTTGAGTGCTCTTAAGGCTCGACTCGCATCCACTTCGACTTCCAATCGGAAGAAGAAGTAAAGCCGAAAGGTATTACATGCCTAGCACCTACAAACGTAGTGTTAGACGCGTCAAGCGTGACTTTACGCCTGCTATTATCCATGACCTCCTTGCATCTTTGGACAGTCCTCGATCCTTGGCTGTATGGCTCATGTATAGACACGGAGAACATGACCAACTTACTGAGTTGGCTTGCAATCCTTGTCATTACAATGGTCCAGATCAGTTCAGGGACGATTACTTAGCCACAAGTCTGCTGTCAAAGGCTGACTTCTTAAGGACGAGTTTCGACCGAGAGAAGAAGGCGATTGACAAGTTCCTTAAATCTGAGGAACAATGCAGAGCGACGAACGACCGATTGTTTCCTTATCTGAGCTCGCTCTTTCCAGAGCCTGTCTCAAGACTCCATCCCTTAATTTCTAAGGTGCGGAGTAAAATTAAGGTTATTCTCGGTCGTTTCGACGCAGAGGAGATGGTGGACCGTAGCGATTGGGGGCCCGGAGTTAGTACTCTTCTAAAGGGTACCTATTCCGTGAAACCTAATAAGTACCAGCAAGAGACTGGTATGACGCAAGAGGTCTTCGACGTTGTCTGGCCACTATTGTCTGTGGCCTATCCAACTTGGTGGGAGCGGATCCTGCAACATCGATCCCCTTCCATTGAGTCAGGAAACGTCGTGACTACTGTTCCTAAGAATAGTAAAACCGATCGCGTGATTGCCGTTGAACCCGGGTTCAATCTTTTCTTTCAGAAAGGGCTCGGGGGCATGATCAGATCGCGTCTTCTTAGGAGAGGTTGCAACTTAAACGACCAGAGCATCAACCAGCGGCTTTCGTCGCTGGCGTATCAGCACGGGTTAGCGACAGTCGACTTCTCAAGTGCGAGTGATACTATCGCATATGAGACCGTTCGGCTGCTACTCCCCAAAGACTGGTTCGATGTTCTGAATCTTTTTCGTTGCAAGTCTGGTAGGTTACATGGTGACCAATCCCTGCGCTGGCAGAAGTTTTCCAGCATGGGGAACGGCTACACCTTCGAACTCGAGAGCTTGATCTTCTATGCTATCGCGTTGACTGTAACCGAAATGCATTCTCCGGAAAGCGTCGGCTTCGTCTCCGTTTATGGAGATGACGTGATACTTCCGGCGGATGCGTATCCAGACTTTCTGAACCTTTGTGACATCCTCGGCTTTACGATTAACCAGGATAAAAGCTTCACGTCCGGTTATTTCTACGAGTCGTGTGGGAGTCATTGGTTCAGAGGGGTCGATGTAAAGCCGTTTTACGTTAAAGATCGCGTAAATACGGCTTCTGAGTGCTATGGTGTGCACAATCGAATTATCGAGTATGCACATGCATGTCGCCACGGTTATGGGTTGGATATCCGTTTTAAACGGGTAACCCGATCGATCAGGAAACTGGTCGACGACAAGGATTTTCACCTTGTGCCCAGACATCTTGGCGATTCCGGTTTCTTTAGTAATCTTGACCACGCCTTAAGCCTCAAAACAACGAGTTTTAGGAAAATGGTCGGTTACAAGATCCGGATTAGCACCGAAGTGGCAACCTCTTGCCATTTCGACGGGGATGGTCTTTTGCTTTACTATCTCCGTTCTATAACGACCCATGAGGGGACAAACTACGTTGCCAAGTACCCTACCGGGCTCAAAAGGCCCGGGAAGTCGCTAGGTAACTTAGTCCCTCTCAAATCCTCTACAATCCGACGGACACAATATACAATTGTGCCCTACGGTCAGTGGTATGACTTCGGAGGTTGGCTGTAAAGCCTCCTTTCTCTCCCTTATGGGGTGGTAG